TGTGTTTAATGTTCCAGCTGTATTACTTAACAATACTGAATCTAGCACATATAACAATGTTAAAGAGGCAAAGAAAGCATTATATCAAAATGCTGTAATACCTGAAATGCTTAAAATTAGAGATGAGTTAAATAGATGGTTATCACCTAAATTTGGTGAAAAGATTTATATTGATTTTGACTTTTCTGTTATTCCTGAACTACAAGAGGAAATGGATAAAGTGGTTGCTCAAATGTCCCAGGCATGGTGGATCACACCAAATGAAAAAAGGGCATCGATGAGTTATGCAGAGGAAGAGAATGAGGCATTGAATGATTTTTATGTTCCAGCTAACTTATTACCAATTAGTGGTGGTGATGTTGAAATGCCTGAACCACAACCACCAAATGATGATATTGATAAAATGCAAGTAAAGTATGAGGTTGTTGGTATGCCTGATAATTTTACAACTAGAGAGGAAGCTGAGGAGAGAGCAAGAGAAATGGGTGGTGAGGGATCACATTCTCATACAATAGATGGTCAAACATTCTATATGCCATTCCCAACACATGAGGAATATATGGATGCAAAGAAAAGATACAATGATGAGGATGAGGATAAAAAGAATGAATTTAGTGCTAGAGTTGAAAAGGCATTAAAAAAAAAAGCTGATGATCACAATGCATCAGTAACATCACCATCAAAAAAAACATCATTAAGAACATTAAAAGTTGTATTTAAAAGAGGTGTTGGTGCATATAGAACAAACCCACAAAGTGTGCGACCAAGTGTATCTAGTGAGGATCAATGGGCATATGCAAGGGTAAATTCTTATTTGTATGCATTAAGAAATGGTAAATTCAGATCAGGGAAACATGATACTGATTTATTACCTGAGGGACATCCAATGAGTTCTAAGAATGAAAACAAAGCTGAGGGATATGATGACTATCCACAAACTGCAACTAACAATGCTAAAAGAGTAAAAAACTGGATTGATAAATATGGTAGAGATGAGGTTGATGGTATGACTAATGTAGGATTAGCTAGAATGAATCAATTGATTGCTAGAGAAAAATTATCTTTATCAACATTAAAAAGAACTTTTAGTTTCTTATCTAGAACAAAAGGTGGTGGATATAATAAGATAAATCCTGATTTTCAAGATACACCATGGAAAGACAAAGGTTATGTTGCATATTTAGGATGGGGTGGTGAGGCAATGTTAAATTATGCTGAAAGAAAATTAAAGCAAATAGAAAATGAATAATGCCAAACAAGATTTCAAAAGATTTATGGAGGGAAATATTTAATCAATATTCATTAGCAATTGTTGATGCCAATATTGTAAATGTTTCTAATACAGCGAAACAAACATTAGTAAAGGTTGCTGAAAAGCTATTTCGTGATCCTGATTTTGCTGTTATGGGTGTTGATCAAAAAGCTAGAATATTAAGAGGGCAATATAAAAAATACTCAAGATTCCAAGCTGAAAGATTAGTTAGAACTGAATCAAACAGATCAGCAAACTATGCAACAATGCAAAGTGCAAAAAGTGTTTTTGATTCTAATGAAATGGATAAAACTTGGATTCATAATACATTGGCAAATGAAAGAGAATGGCATAAAAACTTTGAACCTAAAACTATTCCATATAATGATTATTATTTATTAGAGGGTGATCAAATGTTTCAACCTGGTGATGGTAGTGCTAAGAATATTATTAATTGTAGATGTACCATTGCACCACATCCAAACCAAGGGACATTAGATGAGGGTGGATATAAAGATGAATTTGATAATCAAAGAACAAAAGCTGAAAACAAAACTATTCCTAAAACTCAAAGATATTATGAAAAGGAATATAATAAAACAGTAAACATAATTGCCGAAACTGGAAACATACCATATCAAGATGCATTTAATTATGAATCTATGAAATCTATGTATAAAGATATAATACTTGATATTGCTGTATTTTTTGCAATATGGTATGCCGATAATATTGAAACCTATCTAAAAAATGGTTAGTAAATAATTTAGTAATTTTACAAAAAATTTAGTTATGGATTTTATTTACAAAGCAGCACCACTTGGTGAGTTGTCTGATTATGATGAAAAGAACTCAATCGTAAAAGGTTATGGTTCTTATTTTGGCAATAAGGATTCGGACAATGATGTCATTGCTAAAGGTGCATATCAAAAAACAATAAAGGAAAATGGCAACAGAGTAAAATACTTGTATCAACATAATATGATGCAACCAATTGGTAAGATGAATGAGTTGTATGAGGATGATAAAGGTTTAGTATTTGTTGCTGAAATACCTAAAACTCAATTAGGAAAAGATGTAATTGAACTAATGAAAAGTGGTGTAATTACTGAAAACTCTGTTGGAATATTACCTATTCAAAAAGAGGATAGGGGTGATTACAGAGAACTAAAAGAGGTAAAATTGTTTGAGATTTCAGCTGTAACATTAGCTGCAAATGATCAGGCAAAAATAATGGATGTCAAAGGTTCTAAAATGATTGATGACATTTATAAAAGATACGATAACCTTTGTAAGTTAATTCGTAAAGGAAACATCTCAGATGAGATGGGTTATGCCATAGAGGGCGAAATATACAAACTTAAATCTTTATTCATTGATGCTACTCAGCCAGTTGAGGAAACTACTGAGCCAGTTGAACAAAAATCAGAGTTTGATGTTTATAAATATTTGTTGAATAATTTAAAATAATTTTCTAAAAAATGGAAGATAATGTAAAAAAACAGCTAGATCAATTAGGAAACATCATTGATGAAAAGATTGAGAAAGCTACTGGACAAGCACTAGAAAGTGCTAATGGTAAGGCAGATGAAACTTTAAAAAGTGAAATTGACAACCTTACTAAAAAATTTAATGAGAGATTTGATTCGTTTGAAGTTGAAAACAAAAAAATGTTTGAGAAAAAAAATGAATCTAAAAATTTCAAAACTAATTTAACAAAAGCACTTAATGAGGGTGTTATTGATAATTTAGTAAAGGGTAATACAAATGCTGCTGCATTTGAAATTAAAGCTGATATGACCACAGGTTCCGATTTCACAAACGAAGTTATTGCTTCTGATAGAGTTCCTGGATTCAAATTCGATCCTAACCGACCACAAAACATGAGACAAATCATTCCTAATGGTTCTACTTCAAGTGATGTTGTTAGATTCGTAAAAGAATCAGGATATTCTAATGGTGCTGCTGCTGCCAATGAGGGATCAACTCTAGGTCAAACAGATTTTGATATGACTGCAACATCTGTAAATGTTGAGAAAATCGGAACATACCTAAGAATTTCTGAGGAAATGTTAAATGATACTCAACAACTTACAAGCTACATTTCAAACAGAGTACCAGCTAAACTATTAGAGGTTGAGGATGATCAAATCCTTGGTGGTAATGGTTCAGCACCAAACCTAAATGGTTTATACAATTCAGGTACTAACTTTGATACATCATCATCAGGTGCATTTTATCAATCAGTTGATAGTGCAAATGAATTTGATGTTCTTGTTGCTGCAATCAATCAGTTAGCATTGTCTAACTACAAACCAAACTATATTCTTTTAAATCCAACTGACTTTCATAAAATCCTATTATTAAAGGATAGCCAGTCAAGATATTTAAAAGACCAAGTTTATGCTGGATTACAACCATCATTTATGGGTGTGCCTGTAATAATTAACAATGAAGTTAATTCAGGTTCATTTTTATGTGGTGACTTTAATTCTTGTCAATTATGGATTAGAGAAAACTTATCTGTATCATTCCATAGAGAAGATGGAACGAACATCAGAGATGGTTTTGTTACTGTTAGATGTCAAGAAAGAGTGGCACTTGCTACTTACTTACCATTAGGTATAATTGATGGTACATTTAGCACAGCTAAAACAGCATTAGAAACACCATAGTATTAGGTTTTTTATTGCTAATTAATATTAAAGGGGAATTAATTTTCCCCTTTTTTTTATGGGGTAGTACATAAAATATTCTTTAAAATTTAAAAAATATTTGCATATTAATTAGGAATTATATAAATTTGATACATAGTTCATTGAAATATTGTTTAAAAGCAATTCACACAGGGAAACAAAACGCCCAACTTATTGAGTGTGATCTTTAAAGAAGTTATAAAACTAATTGGACAAGTACTCTGGGAAAATCCTAAACCATTAACTGAGGTTTATATAAGTGAAGCATAAAATATAAGTTTGCGAAAAGATAGCATACCCAAGCGAGGTATAGGAGTTATTTGAAAGATTAATAACGAAATGAAATCGTAAGTGGCTATTGACCGATTTTGAAAACGAATGTGGTTTAGAGGCATTGGCGAAACCATTAATTTTATTCAATATTCAATGAACTTTTTATTTAAAAAAACATTATGAAAAAACTATTAGAAAAAATTATTTTAAGTGATGCATTTGTAAAGACATTTGTTTATGCATGTGCATTACTCTTTACTTTAATATTTACTATAAAATTTTAATTATGATCAAAACAAAAACACATTTAACAGGCATTGATTATTGTGATCAAGAATTAATGATTACATATACTTATTATGAAAATGATGAGTTTGCACCATTTGGTGATGTTGATATATATAAAATTGAAATAGAAAATATTGATATGACTTATATATTAGAACCACATGAGGAATATATAAAAGAAATAATTATAAAAAAACATCAAAGTAATTTATAATTATGGCAGCTAGACAAACATTATTACACACAATTAAAGTCAATAGGATGCTTAGAAAACTCAATGAAACTAAACCTAAGAATAAAGAATATAAACCAATAGCAAATGAAAAAATATAATAGAACAAAATTATCTTACATATTAGGTGGATTGTTGATTGTTTTAGGATTGAGATCAGTATTAATTATAAACGACTTATTAACAGCTTTTGTTTTGTTAGTTTTAGGAATATCAGTATTATATAATATCAATGGAAAATAGAGATCAAATAGATGATTGTGAACTATTTGTGAATAGTATTATAGGAAAAAAGTGGGATAAAATACCACCATTAAAAAAAATGATTATATTAAAAAAATATACAGAAATACTAGAGATAGTAAAAAAGAACTATTTTCAATAATAGTGTTATTTGGTTAATTAGTTGTTCTAAAAGGGGTTGAGTAATCAATCCCTTTTTTTATAACTTTATATCAAATGAATGGTAATCAGAAGGGATGCTTTGCTGAATATCATTTCGCAACAACAGCTATAAAACAGGGATTTAATGTATCAATGCCATTATTGGATTCTAGCATGTATGATTGCATTTTAGAAAAGGATGGTAAATTATTTAAGTTCCAAGTAAAATATTTAGGTGCGAATAGATACAAGCATGGGAGGTCAACCCAGGTTGTTCTTAAAAGAACTGGGAATCCATCCTATGATCCAAGGTTTGTTGATTACTTTGCTTTATGGTCCGAGGAATATAAAGGTTTTTTTATTCTTAAAAATGAGGGACAAAAAACATTAAGATTATCATTATATAATAAGTATAAAGAAAATTTTAATAACTTTGAGTGTATTTCATAGATGTTTAAGAGTGTCATTACCATAAATCGTAGTGGCACTTTTTTTTTATCTTTACAATAAATTTTATATTATGAAAATAAAACTTTTAATAGATACAATGCATAATGGTGTATCAAAAAAAAAGGGTGATGTTTTAGATGTGATTGATAGAAATGCTGATAAATGGATTTCAAAAGGATGGGGTGAACCTATAAAGAAAAAAGAAGCTAAACCTAAAAAAGAAACAAAAGAATTAAAAATAGATTCTAAAGAAACAAAAGATGAGGCAAAATAAAATTAATTCAACCACAGGTTCAGAGATTGTAACAACATCAGAGTTTAAAGATTTTGCTAGAATAAGTACATCAGCTGATGATACTTTGATTGGTAATATAATTAAACAATCTAGAATATGGTGTGAAAACTATATATCTAGGGATATTGTAGCTAAGAATAGAACTTACTATGTGCCAAAAAGTGAAACAGGAATATTTGATATTCCTTTTGGTCCAATAGCTAGTATTTCTAGTGTTCATATCGATGGTGTTGCTAATACTGATTATACAATGTTAGGTTTAGATAATGAGAGCATTGATTTAGATGGACCAGCTGAAAAGATTAAAATTGTATATGTAACAAGTGGATTGAATGATGAATTATTGCAACAAGCTATAAAACAATTAGGCACAACTTTATATGATAATAGACATGATTTCAAAACTGGTACTATTGTAACAAGTGTTCCAACGGAAACAAAAAACATTCTTAATTCATTTAAAAATATGTTTATTTAATGGATGTTGGTTTATTCTCAAATAGAATTGCTTTTTATAGCTATGGTAAAGTAGCTGATGGATATGGTGGTTATACAGCACCAACACCAACTTTAATAACTACCATTTGGGGTTTTGTTACTTATGTAGATGGTAATTATAGAAGTGAGGATGGGAAAAGGAGGCAATCAAATGGTGTCGATCTAGTTATAAGAAAAAAAGATTTTGATTTAGTGGGTGTTGATGAATATACTTTTACCATTGATGGATCAAGTCATTATAGAATTAACAATGTATATGAATCAAAGATTGATGAATATGTAACAATTCAAGCAACAAATGATTAAATATAAAATCAATAAAAAAGATATTTCTAAACTTGAAAAAAAAATCAACAAGATTGATTTAAACTTAATTCAGGATTTAACAAAAGAGCTAGGTATTACAGCATCAATAATTAGTTTAAAAGCAAAAAGAGATGCACCTGTTGATACTAGTTTCTTAAAAAATTCTATAAACTTCGGCAAAGATTCGAAAGGTGTTTTTGTTGAATCACCAGCTAAATATAGTGCTGCTGTTGAATTTGGAACAAAACCACATAAGATAAAAGCCAAAAACAAAAGTGTTTTATTTAGTGCAAAAACAAATACTTTTTTTGGTAAAGAAGTAGATCATCCTGGAACTAAAGCACAACCATTCTTTTTTGATAATGCTAAAACTGAAATAAAAATATTAATTAAAAGATTACAAAATAAAATTAAAAGATTAGTATGAGAGAGGCAATGCATCATATTAGAGCAAAAATTTTTA